TTATGTGATATTTGAAAAGAACGTAGTAATGGAGCTTAGATCATGTATACAGCATATTTTTAATGAGCTATTAACCATCTCTAAGATACCTGCAGAATTTACTATCAATAACTTTCAGATCATTAATGAGTCTATAGTAGAACTAGAAGCTGAGAGCTCCAAAGTAAATGATGCAATCAACTCACTAAGCCCATTGGTAGCAAACAAAGTATTAGAGACTATGACTATTAATGAGGTAAGAGCTTTGGCTTCCCTTCCTCCTATAGAAGGTGGTGATATGACTCAGAGTGCAGCAGCTGCTGTAGTAGTAACCCCAATAACACCAACTGTATAATGCTATATTTCATAACTGAAACTTATTTAAAGGTTAATACACCCATCACTGCTAATGTGGATGTAACAGATGTTACTCCATACATAGCTACTCAGGCAGCACTAAGAGTACAACCTATACTAGGTACTACTTTCTATAATTATTTGCTAACTCAGTATAATAACCAGGCACTACTTCCTGATGAGGTAGATCTAGTAGAATTTATACAGCCAGTGATAGCATGGAGAAGTGCTGAGGATGCTGTATTCGGCTTGACCTACCAACTTAAGAACAAAGGATTACAAACTCAAAACGGTGACTATTCTGCTAGTGTATCACGTAATGAGGTGGCCTTTGGTATGGAGCACTATGCACAGAAGGCTAGCTTTTTTGAGCAAAGATTAATCAGATGGTTACTTGCTAACAAAAATCTATTCCCTCTTTTCATATCTACCACTAACATGGATACAGATCTACGGCCTATGTTTAATAACTGTAGCTGTATCAATCAATTTCAGAGTGTATGCACTGGCATGTGTGGTAACCTTAGAGAGAATGGATATAACAACGCTATCTTAATACTATGAGAATGCAGTTAGCCATCTTATTAGCCTCAATTAAACAATATATAATACAATTATTAGCAGTGGTAGGAGCTTTCTTTTTACCTATATCAGGTATACTTTTTTTAATTGGGTTTGCTATTGTATTAGATACCATCACAGGGCTATGGAAGGCTAGAAAATTAAAGATTAAAATTACATCTAGAAAGCTATCTGCTATCATATCTAAATTAATGCTTTATGAGGTGGCTGTAATTGGGTTCTACCTGATAGATTATTTTATTCTTAATGATATCATTATGAAGTTCTTTTCTGTACCATTAATGCTCACCAAAATTCTATCACTAGTGCTTTGTAGTATAGAGGTGATATCAATATCTGAGAATTACAAAGCTGTAAAAGGCATAGATATATGGTCAGCTTTCAAGAATTTACTACAGCGTTCAAAAGAAATTAAACAAGATATAGATGGAGTTAGATATAAGCAAGATAGTTCAACACCGATTATCTAAGGATCAATTTGTAGATGAGCTTACAGACAAAAGACAAATCTATTTACACCATACAGCAGGTGGACCAGATGCAGTATCTGTAGCTAAATTCTTTAATCAGAAAGTAGGTAAGGTAGCAACTGCTTTTATCATTGGTTCCAAGGGTACAATAGTGCAGTGCTTCAGCTCAAAAAATTGGGCTTATCACCTAGGACTTAAACAGGAAGTATTCACAGAAGCAGGAGTAACTTATAGGAGCCTTGATAGATTATCTGTAGGCATAGAGATCTGTAACTATGGACCATTAACCAAAAGAAATGGATACTACTATAACTATGTAGGTGGTAAAGTAGATTACACTCAGCTAACTATCTTAGATAAACCATACAAAGGGCACATCTATTGGCAAATGTACACAGATGCACAAATAGAGTCTACCCGGCAGCTGCTAGTCTACCTTTGTGATCAATATAACATCCCTAGAGATTACTTTGCTAGCATATTTGATATAGACAAACGTGCTTTGAGGGGTGAGCCAGGTATATTTACACACAATAGTGTAAGAAAAGATAAATCAGATATCTACCCCTGCCCTAGAATGATACAAATGCTAGAGAATTTATGAGATACATCCTACCAATTATAGCACTATGCCTATTAGGCTCCTGCTCAGATGCTAAAAAGGCACAGTACCACTACAAAAAAGCTGTTAAATTTGGCTTAGAGCTAGTGCAGGATAGTGATACTATCAGAATAATATCAATAGATAGCTTTGCTGTGGTGGTAAATGATACGATTAGATACGAAAAGGTGATAAGAACTAAAGACACTGTTATCTTTTTTAAAAATATCTATGTACCTAAGACCAGGTGGCAAACAAGGATAGAGTACCGGTATAAGACTCAACTTGTAAAGCAGGATGTACTCAAATATAAGTACATATACAAAGCAGAAAAAAAACAAAAGGCCAAAACTAATTGGCTGCTCTTTATAATAGGATTTGGCTGTGGGATAGCTCTATTTTTTATCCTTAGACTGCTAGACAAATTATACAACCCCTTTAAATAACTTTATGATTAGACATGGTAAGAATGTTCACGAACTTGTGTTAGCAGGTAGTGAAGTTAAAGTAGCTATTCTTAGTGATTTGCACTGGGATAACCCACACACTGATAGAGAGCTAATCAAAAGGCACCTAGACTACTGCTTAAAAGAGGATATTCCTGTAATGATCAATGGTGATATGTTCTGTTTGATGCAAGGGAGGGGAGATAACAGGAGAAATAAATCTGATATAAGACCTGAGCACAATAATGCAAGGTATTTAGATAGTATAGTAGAGACAGCTGTGGAGTGGTTCCTACCCTATGCCCACATCATTAAGCTAATAGGATACGGTAACCATGAAACTGCTATAATTAAATTTCAAGAGACTGATATCCTGCAAAGATTTGTAGATATCCTAAACTTTAAAGCAGGATCTAATGTGCAGGTAGGTGGCTATGGTGGATGGCTAATTATAAAGCAAACATCACAAAGCAATAGCACTGCATCCTTTACTACTAAGATCAAATACTTCCATGGATCAGGTGGTGGTGGTATAGTTACCAAAGGTGCTATCAATTTAACCAGGGCTCTAGAGCTTTATGAAGGCTTTGATGTATTCGTTATGGGCCATATCCATGAAAATTCATGCAGGAATGATGTAAGAGATACAGTAGAAAGCCATCCACAATCAGGCTATACACTTAAGCAGAAGCAATTGCACCTCATGCTCACAGGTACCTACAAAGAGGAGTACGGTGATGGATCCCATGGATGGCATGTAGAGAGAGGGGCACCCATTAAGCCATTAGGTGGAAGGATACTTACTATTAAATGTGTGAGAGACTCTACTAAAGAAAGAAAAAACCACAAATACATAGATAGTATCAAATTTAATATGTAATTTTGCACTAGGTTAATACGCCCAATGTGTTGCCTAAACCCCTCTGCATCTTTGGTTAGTTTGGCAGGGGGGTATTTTTTTTGTCACAAATCTTTGTATAATTGTACCTGCTTATTTTACTTTGTTGGTTATAACTAACATAGTAGCTAGAATAATGGCGTAATGTATAATATAACTAACATATTACCCACTTTTTGTCAAGTATATTTAAGGTTATCACCTTACTTCTCATGTATAAATTCAGGCTATTCCTTTACATTCCTTATTTAGAATGATTATAAATTACGCTAAAGTTGTAAACAATTCATTGTAAGTACGTATATTTGCAACACTAATTAAAACTAACCAATTATGAACGATCAAAAACTAACAGCTGTTGAGTACCTACTCCAGCAAATTAACTCAGGCACATCCTTTACAGAAGAGAAATGGAAGTGCATCTGTGATGTGGCTCTAGCCATGGAGAAATCACAGTTAATATCTGCAGAAATCAAAGCAGTAACACAAATCTACAAAATTCAAAAGAAATGAAAAAGAAACTAACCGACCTTATCTATTACTTTACACCCCTCACAGATGAGCATAGAGACATTTTAAGCACCTGTGCTGTGTTTATATTGTTTTGGGTGAGTGTTTACACCTTAGCTTACATTACTAACCTTTAAAACGCTTTAAAATGAATTTAGAAGATTTAGAAGTACAGAAGTACACAGCATCCATTTGGTATGAGGTGGATCATATAGAATTTATACTTGATTTTGAGTGGATATTTACCTCATTTGATGAGGAAACTAATGAAACCACAGTAGGTATTTGGCTAGATAAAGGCCAACAGTGGATTAATAATATATGCCATGACTACACCCCTAACTCAGAAGAGCTAAAAGAATTAAAGACAGCTATTGAAGATAGCATACTAGAAGATCCTGATAGATTTGATGTATGGCAGTGGCACCTGGATAATAAAGAATATTATAACGAACTAAATAATGATAGAGATGATAGATAACACAGCACCTGTACCCACTAACTTTAGCCTACAGACTAAGATGGAGTGGTGGAAAAATAAAAAGAGTGAGGGTGATAAGGGAGGAAGCTTTAACTTACAATTATACCTAGACTACCTCAGCACACAGGATCATAAACCTAAAGACCAGGATAATGAACCAGTATAGGATGATGAGAGTAATTAAGCTAATACAGTTTTTACAGGTTAAGCCTAGGCCTATCCACTCAATGGCTAGATATTTAGGCATAAGCACTAGATCAGTTTACAGATACTTAAAGATGTATGAGAAAATTGGATATAATGTGCAAAGAGATGATAACTATAAATACTATATCAATGAAACGCTTTAAAGTTACCTATAACTATTTTGATGGTGGTAAAAAAAGAATAGCTGTCAGGATACTAGAAGCCCTAGATAGAGACCATGCAATAATGTTAATGGCTATGTGGCCAAAACTAATCTTAAAAGTAGAACAGTATGATAGCAGAAGTAATTAAAAGATACCCATTTGAAAGCACTGCTCTAATAGCTCAGGATCTAGGAATAAGCAGAAGTAAGGTGTATAATATAGCCTATAGATATAAGCTGCTAAAAGATCCTATTTATCTTAAGACTGCAGCAAGTGGTAGATATAAGGAAGGGATGAGAAGTGGTGAGGCCTTCCAATTTAAGCCAGGGCATGAGCCTCATAACAAAGGTAAAAAAATGCCTGCAGAAACTTATGAGAAGGTTAAAAAGGCAATGTTTAAACAAGGGCACAAGCCACATAACACAAAGCCCATTGGAACCATCCATGTAAGAGCTGATAAAACAGGTAGACTATACCAATATGTAAAGATTAAAGATAGCCACTGGGAACTATTACAACGGCATGTATGGACTCAGGCAAATGGTGAGATACCTGCAGGATGTGTAATTAATTTTATAGATGGTAACTACCTGAATTGTGAGCTCAGTAACTTGCAAGTAAAGACCAGGGGAGAAATGGCAATAATGAACAGTATACACAGATACCCTGCAGAGGTCAGGGATCTAATTAAATTAACTAACAAATTAAAAAGTAAAACAAATGGCAAACAACAAACTAAGTGATTTAAGAGATCATATTTTTATGGCATTAGAGAGATTAGCAGATGAGGGGCTAACAACAGAGCAGGTAACACAAGAGGTGGATAAGGCTAAAGCAATAGCTCAGCTATCATCTACCATCATAGCCAGTGCAAAGGTGGAGATAGATTACATAAATGCAGTAGGATTAATAGACAGTCAAAGTGAGCTGTTTAAATCAGTAAACCCTAAACTAATATCATGACTAGACTAGAAGAGGTGCAATACATCATTGATAAATTTGACTTAAAAGAAAAATGCAGGTATATGCCTGTGCTATATCGCAGATACTACCTATATCATGTGCTCCAAAAGGACGGCATGACCTTATCACAAATTGGTAGGCTGTTTAATCAGAGCCATGCAACAGTGATAAATGGTATGACAAAGCATAACATCTACTCAAAGCAAAAGGATCCTGCTTACATGATGCATACTAAGGAACTAAGGGAGCAATTTGTGCTCCCACAGTACTATAAGCCATTAAAACAAAGGATATTAGAGATATATACTATTGAGAAATTAGAGAAACTTAAAGAGCAGATCAGATGCAATTACTATTAAATGTGCAAAGTGAAAATAGGAGTACAAAGATTGCACAGAACATTGCACAAAAAATGGTGTTGATTATCAAAGACTTAAGGGTAAAAGTGCAAAGTTTTGGAAAAAAGGCCCTATCCTATATATAATGTACTACCACTTGAGAAAAAAAAAAGTAAAAAAAAAGTCAAAGTTTGCACAAAGCCACGCCAGTACTAAGGCAAGGTGTGCAAAGTGGGGTGCAAAGTTGATTAATTACAAAAAAAGATTGCACATTTTGTATTAGTATTGAATTATTATATATATTTGTCAAGATAATCACCCTGATTAACAAAAACATTTTGAGAGTTTAAACCCCTGCCATTCTATCATAGGGTGATTTATCGGCGGGGGCTCTCTTTAACATACATAAAATATGAACTTAATTGATTTTGCTAATGAGCTACAAAGTGAAGGACTTAACCCCTTACCACTTAAAGATAATAAAGCACCTATGCTGGAAGCAGGGCACAACTTTTTATATGAGCCTATTGATAATATAGAAAAGAGATTTGCTAATGCTCAAAAAATAGGGATAGCTTGTGGATTAGTTAGTCAATTTTACTGTATTGATTTTGATGCTCATAACGATGAAAATATAAGTGAGATATATAATGACTTTATTACTGTACCATTTATAACACATCTAATAAAGCAAGGCATACTATCCTGCTACACTACTGCAGGTGGTGGATATCATGTATATTTTAGAAGTAAGGATAAGATTAACGGCCAGGTGTTTGCTAAATATAGTACAGGATCTACAATGGTGGAGCTTAGAGGGCATGGACAGTATGCTGCCTGCTATCCATCTGCAGGATATACCCACACTAGTGGTAATGATTACATTAAATTAGAATACTATGAGGATGATATTGATAATCTATTTGATTTCATTAAGTCCTATAATCAGCACCACTCAGTTAGCCTACCTCACAAAAATACTACTGATAAAAAGTGGGCAGAGACCTGGAAGCTTACAACGCCTGATGGAAAGTATAACCTAGAATGTGAAGAGGAGGCAAAGGATCTATTGAGAGGGATAGGATGGCAATTTTGTAAGACTAGAGCAGATGGTTCTGAGTATTGGACTAGGCCAAACAAAGATATTAAAGATGGTTTCTCTGCTACCTTTGGCCATCAGAAAAGTATGTTCTATATTTTTAGTGAAGATGGCAGCTCAATACATCCATTTAAGGCAAAGCAAAGCTACTCCCCATTTAACATCTATACTCTAATAAAGCACGATAATAATTGGAAGGAAGCAAAGGAAGCTTTAAATGTTAGGTACAATATGACTAATGATGATTTCTGGAGTACTACCCAAAATGGAGCTTATATACTTAACAATTTTAAATTCAAACAATTCCTTAATAATAATGACTTTTTTAAGAATAGCCCTGAGCCTAATGGTACTTTTCAGATGATTAAAAAGGAAGGCATATTTTTAAACCAGGTATTTGAGAAGGATGTAAAGGATTTTGTGCTAGATTATATTGAGACTAATAATAAGCCTGAAGGAGTTTATAATCTTATGAGTGGTAACCTTAAGTTTTTCAAACGTGAATTTCTAGGGATCCTAAAAAATAGAGATATATCCCTGCTGAAAGATACAAAGGAATGTGCTTACTTATTTTATACAAATTGCATAGTTAAGATTACAGAAAACCAAAAAGAGATACTATCTTATTCTGATATGGATCTATCTATATGGAGAGACCAGGTAATCAGTAGAGATTTTGTAAAAGTAGATCACCATAAGTCTGAATTTCGCACTTTTATATGGAATATATCGGGAAAGGATAGAGATAAGTACAAAGCATTTCAGACTGTTATAGGTTACCTTCTGCACAGCTATAAGGATAGGAGTAATAACAAAGCTATTATCTTTAATGATGAGGCAATTAGTGATGTGCCTAATGGGAGAAGTGGAAAGGGATTGTTTTGGAATGCAATGGGCCATCTTAAAAAGGTGCAGAGCTTAGATGGTAAGCTATTTGATTTTCAGGATAAATTCCCCTACCAAAATGTAAGTACTGATTGTCAAATACTTGTGTTTGATGATGTTAAAAAGAGATTTAACTTTGAGAATTTGTTTAGTGTAATTACAGAAGGTATTACTATTGAGTACAAAGGTAAGGATAGCATTAAGCTGGATGTAACTAACAGCCCTAAGATAATCATTACAACTAACTACACCATTTCAGGTAACAGTGCTTCCTTTAATGCTAGAAAGTATGAGGTAGAGATGGCAAATACTTTTAGTGACAAATTTACTCCTGTAGATCTATTTGGCCATGAGCTTTTTAATGATTGGGATGATCATGAATGGTCAAAATTTGACAACTATTGTCAAGAGTGCATACAGATCTATCTAAACAAAGGACTTATAGCAATGCCTACTAAGAACTTAGAATATAGAAAGATACTAGATGATATCAGTGCTGAGATGTATTTCTTTTTTGAGGATCTTAAGGCTAATACTTTCTACTCAGTTAAAGAGGAGCTCTTTGATAGCTTTAATAGTCGATACCCTGAAAAGAAAAGCTACACTACACAGAATAAGATAACCATTAATTTTAGAAAGTGGTG